ACTGCTTCCTTATGGTCGTTGTAGTACTTGACCAGCTTATCCAGGATCGGAATGACATCCTTCTCGACGATGTCTTGGAACTTCTGGAACGCTGCGACTACCTCGTCCTTGATGAGGTTCGCAACTTCCTTTGCAGCAGGAACGATCTTCGTCGTGAACGTATCATAGAGGCTCAGGACAACTGGGATGACCTTAGCCTCCATGAAGTCCCAGAGCTTCTGCAGCGCAGGGAATACATGGTCCTCGAACGCCTGCCTAATTCCTTGCGCAGCCGGAAGGAAAGCTTCATTGTACAGCTTCAGGGCACTATCATGTATACGATCCAGAAGGTCCCTGAAGCCTTGGCTCTTCTGGTACATCGCGATGAACATTGCCGTTACAGCCGCACCGCCTACCACGATGGCCGCAAGAGCCCCGATCAGGTAGAAGAAGGCCAGGCCAGCTGTCATGATGGCTGCAACGAGCCCTGCAAAGAGACCAATCAAGACGAGCACGAGTCCAGCGACGATGCCGAAGGCACTTGCAATCGCAATGCCGTACACGATTGCCTTCTGCATACTCGGACTGAGGTTGTTGAACCAGTCAGCCACCTTCTGCAGCACGACGATCAGCTTCAGGAAGATGGGCATCATGATCCGACCGACAGACTCCTGCAACACCTTCCACTTGTTACGAAGCAGCGTAGATTGAGCAGCTACAGACTCTGCCATGGTTTCGTAGGCTGCTTGGAACTGGCCAGTAGAGTCCTTCATGTCGCCCAAGAAGCCGATGAACTCTTCGAGCTCGCCCGGACGCAGAAGGACCTGCTCAAGGAACCGTCGAGCTTGGATCGTTCCGCCAGCACCCTTGAAGACCTCAACCAGAGCAGCGACCCGATCAGCCTGAGGCAGCGCGTCGAGCTTCTCTCGAAGCCCCGTAAGAATCTGTTCCAGCGGAAGGAAGTTGCCCGAGAGATCACGGACCTTGATGCCCATGTTCTCCATGTTCTGGACTGCTGTAGGATTCGACAGGGCATCGAGAGCACGTGCAGCAGAGCTTGAAGCCATAGCTGCTGACAAACCATTTCGAGTGAGGTAAGCCAGCATTGCAGCCACCTCTTCGAACGTCTGGCCAGCACGAGTCGCTGATGGAACGACTCGACCGAAGACTGAAGCGAACTCCCCGTAAGTACCAACACCCTTACGGACCAGCTGGAACTGAATATCCAGGACCTTATTGACGTCTTCAAGAGGAATGTTGAAGGCGTTCAGGATAGGAATAGTACCGCGAGATGCATCCTCGAGCGATACCTGTCCAGCGACAGCTGTCTTTGCAAACGCCTCGAGCAGGATTCGAGCCTGGTCGAGGTTAGCATTGGTCGAAGAGAGAATGTTGTACAGCGCTGGCTGAATCTCTTCGAATGGAACTGCAATGTTCTTTGCGACGTCAAGACCGACCTTCGAGATGTCCTCTAGGGATGCCTTGAAACTGTCGACCTGTGTTGCTGTTCTTCGAACTTGAGCCTCGTAGTCACGAGCTACGCCAACCGAACTTACCAAAAAGGCCAGGCCTGCCGCACCGCCGATGGCTAGACCTGACCCGACAGTAATGACCGAAGCGCTAACTGTGTGCAGAGCATTAGCGAAACGGACAGCTTGCCTATGTGCTCGCTCGAGAGCTATAGCCTGGTTCCTCAGTTGCTGTGCCAGTAACTTCTGCTGGTCAATGTCTACCTGCGCAGCTCCAGTCATCTGGAGGTAGGCAGCTCGCTCAGTCGCAAGCGAAGCGCGTGACCTAAGATTCTCGGCCTGTGCTAGCTTACCAGCTCGAGATAGCTCACGACCAAAGCCACGCACAACTCGAGACGCCTCATCTCGAGCCTTCAAGACAAGGTACAAGTTGCGCGTGGCAATGGCCATTAGTGCTTCGCCCTTTCATTGTCCCTCAACGCTCGCTCAGCATCAGCGTTGAAGACCGCCTGCGACAGGTAGATGAAGCACGCGTCCTGGTCAAGGAGACCGCCAGGTGATGGAAGGACTTGGTAGGACTGGCACATCCGGACTAGGTTGATCACTTGTGCCACCTCCTCATCAGCATCGCGGTTCATCACAATGGCAGCCTTGATCCTGTAGATCAGGCCGGGGACGATTTTCCCTCCGCGTCCGTCGTCTGAGCCTTAGCCTTCCGCTCGAAGTCGTTGAGCTCCGCCAGGAGCTCGTTGATCTCCTGACCGACTCGCGGGTCGAGCGATCGCACATGATCGTGCTTCTTGAAGTCGAGCTTGTTCCCCTTCTCGTCCGTGAGGTTGTGGTCGATCACACAACGGCCGAACTCCACCAGGGTGACGAGCTCGTTGATCATGGCGATCTCGGCGTCGAGACCCTTCTTGCCTTCCTCCAGGTTCTCAGTTGCGAAGCGCATCTTCATCGCTTCCTGATCCTTCTGGAGCTTCTCCCCAAAGGAGAGGCGACGGATCTCAACCCAGCCAGCCTCCTCGCCGTCAACTGCTGGGACGGTCGTCAGAGGCTTACGCTCCGGCGTCAGTACTACGGTAGCCCTAGGCATTTTACCCTCCAGTTTCAGCCTAGAATGTGAACGTGTGCAGCGGGGTCTTGCTGTAACAATTCCCCACAGGGCCGAGCCTTACCAGTTTCGCACAAGTTTTTACGTGACGTTTTCCTGGGTCTTGAGAGTGATGGTGTAGGAGTTGCCAGAGCCATCGATAGGCATCTGGTAGGCGATGCTCGCCCGCACGAGGTCACCTTCGCCGCTGAGACCGACTTCGTAGGTGTCCTTGATCGACACTGCAGTCAGAAGCGTGATAAGGTTGTTGACGCCCTTGGTCGCCGTGAAGGTGATCGACTGCGACGTGAGTGCCTTGAAGGCATCGTAGTCGGCACGAGTGAGGAAGTCACGATCGCACGACAAGCTCATGTTGCGCTCGCCGTACTTGATGTACTGAGCGCCGCGGCCCGTGTCCTTCAGACGGTACTGCGGCTCAGCGTTGTCCTCACACGTCCACTCGAAGGAGTCGACGTCGAAGACCTGAGTCGCCGTCGGGACCTGAACGTTGTACTGTCCAGCTCCGAAGGGCACAGTCGTCGTGAACGATGGCACAGGAGTTGCCTGTGAGGCCTCATCCTGGCCCACGATGGACACGTTGAACATGAGAAGGCCGTCGCTGATCGTGAACTTGAACGATCCCACGACGCACCCGACGTAGCCGAAGACCTGACTGTTACGCTCGACCGTGAGGCTAAGCGAGCGAATGGGAATGGCCGCCGGCGTAGGCGTGATGGTGTACGTGAAGTTCGTCGGGCCGCCCGTCTTGGCGATCGAGGTACGCGAGGCGAAGAGGAAGTGGATCACCACATCCTCGAGTGCCTCCATCTCGATGTCACCTTCGATGTGCGCATCGCCAGCCACGGCTCCGATGATGTCGGCCGACTTGCGAATGGGCCGACGCCAGATCGTTGCCTGCTGGAACTGAAGCGACTCGGAGGTGAACGGGAAGAACTTCACCGGCGCAACGTACGTACCCGAGTTCGAAGCCGAGTTGATCAGTGGGAAGGCTCCCGAAGGAGCTCCGACCGCGACGTCGTCGAAGGTCGTCACGGCACCGAGAGTAGTGAGCAGCAGCTCTGTACCTGTCGCACCACCGGCAGCCGTCCGGTAGATCTTGTACCCCGTCGCCCCAGACACAGCCGTCCAGGTGAGGTGGGCAGTCAGGTTGCCGGCCGCAGTTGTGACTGTGACCTCAGCCGAGATGCTCGTCTCACCGTTGGCGTTGAGCGCCGTGATGTAGTACTTGTACGTGCCGGCAGTAAGTGCACCGCCAGCGGTAGGTGTCCCGACGAAGTTGGAAGGCGGAGGAAGTACCTCAGCCGCCAACCCCATCTGGCCACTAGCGCCAATTCCTGGTGGCATTTAGGCCTCCTCACCCTCTCCTGTCGAAGCCTCGACGGCCTCTTCCTCAAAGGTCACGCTGCACGTAACCCCACCAACGTAGTGACCGGCCGTCACCGGGTACCCGTAGACGTCTCGGAACTGATGCTGAGTCAGTTCGTCGATGACCTTGGTCTCTCCTGGTTCGAAGGTACCGAGCACAGGGATCTGACCGCCGTTCTGTGAGGTCACCTCGATCTTAGTCTTGAGCATGGTCTCTCCTAGGCAAACGGTAGCGACGTCTTATTCTTGCCGAACCAGGACAGACGAGCACTTCTGTACAGCGTGCCTGCCTTGAATGTGTACCCTGACTCATTGCTTCGTACGAAGCCGTGGATCATCATCGGGTCTGAAGGGTTGCCAGCCGTTAGCTGCAGGTCCTGGTGCAGCAGCTTCTCGACGTCGAACGCCACTTGGTCGCACTCGAGCCGTGTGTTCTGGTTGTCCTGAGCCTTGTTGTGATAGACCATGATATAAATCTGGAACTCGTTCTCCGTCATGTTCGGCAAGCCTGCAAGAGTCCTGTTCTTCTCGTTGGGCTCAATGCAGATAGCCGGAGTGCGAGGGATCCTATCTTGGTCTCCGTACCACACGTCGAGCACTGGAACTCGGAAGGTGGCCTTGGCAGCATCGACGATGGTCTCGATGCGCTTGGCAACGACTGTGATGTCTCCTGGGTAGGTAGGGTATGGCTGGCTCATGCGATGTTCCACCCCCTGCCTACCTGGTCAGCGCGACGACCCATCCACTCGATGAAGATCTCCTGGATGGCCTCTACGTCTTCGTCCTGGAACAAAGCGAACTCGCGCTGTGGGATGACAAACTTGGACTGCTGTGAAGGGTCTCTCGCACCCATCATTAGTCGCCCGATTGCTACTTCGAGCGCCTCAGCATTCCTTGCCCCCTTGCCGAGAAGACGTCGTGCAGTCCCTTCGATGCTCCCGTAGCCTGCCTGATGCAAGTTGCCATACCACACCTGACTTGGCAACTGACGAATCGAGGCTGTCTCGTTGGTGATCGTCCACACTTCGAAGCTGGACGCCACACGTTGCAGTGCGCCACTACGAACCAGGATGGGACTGTCATTCCCTCGAACTGCTACGGCGTAGTCGGACAGTGGCGCCCAAGGTGTAGGCCGTCCGCCCTCTTCGAAGTTCTTGAAGATCGATCGCTCCATGACAGTTCGAATAGCAGTCACGAGCGGAAGTCTAAAGCTCTGCAGGTCCAAGCCAAACTTGTAGATGTCCCTAGCTACAATGCCCGGAGCTGGATAGAGGGACCAGCCTGCGTACAAGACGCGCTGGAACCTAAGTCCGCCAAATCCCGCACGACCGTAGATGGCATACTTGATGTCCGAGGGTCGAAGGGGACCTAGAAACGGTGATGTCACTTACCCCTCCCCTCAGAAGCGCATCCCCATCGAGAATGCGGCTGGACCTAGGGAAGGATCATCGAACGTCGGCTGCATGGCAGAGGACGCATCGGTCGGGTAGAAGACCGGCGATCCCGCAACGTCAGGGAGGCCAGGAAGTTCAATTGTCCCGTCGAGCAATCCCGTCATGAGTATCTCAGCGTTGATCTTGAGACGGTCAGCGTAGTTGTTACCCTGCTCGATGTCCTCGCTGTACGTGCGGTCATAGAGCCAGGCTACGTACAGCTTCGAGATGATCGTTCGAACGAGCTTCGGAGTTCCAGCCGCGTCGACCCAGAGCGTTACGTCGAACGCGCTATCTAGACGTCGAATGGTCTCTTCAGCAAGATGCGCTTCAAGCTCTTGATCCAGAGAAGAGATGGTCAGCTTGGTGCCTTCTGCCCAGGCTTGCGCCTCTGCAACAGAAATGTGAGCTACCATGCTGACCATCCCCTCCTGGCACTACTTGTGGATCAGCTGCCGCTCAGGTTGAGCTCCTCGGCGGCCGGAGCCGCAGGCTCAGCCGCCGCGCCCGGTTCCGGAGTGTACCTCCGCCCTCTCTGTTGGCGCCCCGCGGGGGCGGCCCCCCCGCCCCCCCCCCCCGCGCCCGGTTCCGGAGTGGCCGGCGTCTCGGGCGCCGCCGCCTCGATCTCGGTGTCGAGCTGCGTGTTGCTGGCGATGACCTCGTCCAGCTTCTCCATCGCAGCGGTGGTGTCGCCGGCGGCCAGCAGCCGACGGGCGTCCTTCAGCAATTCGGTCTGTCCTGACTGAAGCTCGGCGATCTTTGCCATCAGCTCGGCCTGTCCTGCCATGAGTGCTTCTCCCATCTGGATGACCTGCGCCATCCCTTGCGTGAGTCGATAGATCTTGTCGAAGATCGGATCAGGTAGTGGTGCTGCCATCAGTTGTTCCTTCGTCGGCCGGATCCGCCGAAGTGCCCACCATGTCGGCGGCTGCCTCAGGAGTGTTCGGAGTCGGGCTGTCACCCTGACCCGGAACGTCCTCGGGCTCACGCGGCGTCTGAGCAGCTGAGGCCTTCTCAGCCTTCAGCGCCTCGATCTCCGCTTCGAGCTGGGTGATGCGGATGTCCCGCTCGTCCGGCTCGACCTTGCTCGGGTCGTGCTCGCGCAGAACGCCGGCCTCCCAGAGCTGGACCATTGCCTCCTTGGGAAGGCCCGTGACCTGCTCGCCCGCCTCGAAGATCGTGGGCTCCTTCTGACCTTCGACGCCAAAGCGGATCTGGTTGATCGCGTAGTAGGACTTAGCCATGTTGCACCTCCTCTTAGGCGACAGCGGTCTTGATCAGGTACCCAGCGATGGCCTTGCCGGACGCACCGACCGCACCGTCGCCCAGAGCGACCAGCTTCATGTCGTAGTAGCGGCAGACGCGAACGAGGTCGCTCTTCCGCTGCTCTTCACGCCACCGGTCGACGTACTGCACCGTCCCGCCAGGGTTGCCCGTCCAGCGGAACTCGTACCCGAAGGCCGGGATCCGAAGACCTGGCCTCGGCGGCACGTAGGCGAGGATGACATCCTTGCCCCAGAGGTAGCCGACGCCGATCGGCTGACCGAGGTTGGTCGTGCCGATGCCGACGCCCGGAACGATGACCCGCGCGATGCCGAGGATCGCCGCGATCAGGTCCGCGGAAACGATGCCTCGCTCCGAGTACTTCACACGCTCGAGGAAGTCCGGGTGGTCCTCCAGCTTCGACATCACCTGGTAGGGGATGATGGCGACGTTCGGCTCGGTGAAGATCTTCGCGTGGATCGCCATCTTGCCAGTTCGCAAGTCGGAGATCGGGTCGGAGTTGACGTAGTCGTTCCACTGCGTAGTACCAGACAACGTCACGGTGTTACCCGAGTCGTAGTTGGCAGCAGTGGTAGCGAGGTCCTTCATGGCCTTCTCGCGACCGAGCCAGATCTTGGAAGTGACCAGCTCGGTTGCGTCGCGGTCCGGCGCCAGAGGACTGTCGGAGTTCCACCGCTCCTCGTCCGTGACGGGCAGCTGCAGCGAGTGCTCCTGCGCGTAGTACGTGTCGGTGGAGAGCGACAGGCCGGTGATCTCGTTGGCCAGAGCACCAGGGGCCCGCAGGTCGTTCTCGACCAGCCAGCCTTCGCGGCCGAACACGTAGTACTTGTCCGACTGCTTCATGACGTTCACACCTGGGAACAGGTTCTCACCGACGAGACCCATCGTCGGCCAGCCCACGCTGATCTGCGTGAGGATCTGATCGATGTGAACGTTGCCGGAACCCGTGGGGTTGTAAGTTGGCATGCTAACCTCCTCTCAGGTTACGGCAGCGCCGGAAGACCGGGCGTGAGCAGAACGTCGATCAGGTCTCCTGCAGCAGGAGATCCGATCGGCATGGGCCCCATCACGATGCCGACGGGGATGTTGGTGGAGACCGCGAGCTTGACGCCACCGGAGTTGGCGCCGGTGCCCGAGGCTGCCACGATCGAACCGATCACGATCGTTCCAGGCGTGTCGGAGACACGGACCTTGGAAATGCCGAGCAGTCGAACGTTGGCTTCGACCTTACCCGTCGCGACCTTGACCGCGTCGACGTTCTCCTGAACGATGCCGGTCACGCGGTTGGTCGCAGTGGCCTGCAGGTCGATCTTGCCCGACGAGCTGTTCGCAGTGACACAGCGCCACGCAGTAACGCCAGCGGCTGCCGAGCTGTTGTACGTGGACAAGACGTCGAAGCCCTTGTCCAGTACCATGTTAGAACCAGCCATGATTCA